GTCCCATAGATTCACAACCAAACTCGAAGAAGATGATTTCGGTGATTTAATTGTCACGATTCCATATGAGATTTGTGAAGAACTGGGATGGGATCTCAACCAAGAATTAGATTATGATGTATCAGACGATGGTACTGCATTCACACTGAAGAAAACAAATGATTGATGAAACCCCAAACATAACTGAACCAGTAAATGAACCAGTAGAAGAAACTGTTGAAGTTACTGGTTCACAAATCGGAGAGACGTTAACTAACATTAATGAGTGCCTCAGACTGCTCGCAGAGCGTGTTAAAGAGGTAGAAAAGCATATGAATGAATTACCTACCCCCGCCAAGACTTACTACAAACCAGAGGGGTATGACGACTATATGAACTTAGCAGGAAATTTTACCGAAATTTATAAGAGGTTAGACAAGATAGAAAATGGGGTGTAAAACAAATAACTTTACAGATATCTGTGGAAGGGTACATTGTTATAATTACACAGCACCAAATCCTCCTACGATAGGATCTTCAGTGGGCGTGACGATTGAATATAAGGAATATCCACATTCCTTCATCCGTGACCCCGACGCTATCCACAGTTATAACATACCTGATAGGGATAATGATGCTATCATGTATCCTTTCTACCTAACTGAGTACGAATCTCCACATATACCATCGGCAACTTGTGGAATGGCAAGTAAGACTGACCCTTGTAGTGGAAGTTGGTCTTTTGGTAGAGATGCATTTGATGCAACTATAATTAACTTGGATTTTTGTCCGACTATGTTGTCATTCGACTTCCAATTTTCGGATACATGGTTTTCTTATATCTACGATACGTCTGATGAAGCAGGTCATATTGGTACAGCAGCATATTGGTTAGAAGATGACGAAGGTACTGTTACAACTACAGTACTTCCTAGTGGTACGCCAGGTACACCTGGTTATGATCCAGGTAGTACTTCAAATGCATATTCTGGTGTTACTGCATGTATTCCTTGTACTAACTTCACGTGTACCCCCGCCAAAACCACATTAAAGTACGAGGGATGTGAAGATTTAACTGGCGACCCAGATTGCCCACACCCTACACTATTTGCTATCGATACTGAATCACTTAAGATTGCATTTAGTTATGATCAGTTTGCAACTACAGTACCTAATGGTGTTTTAGACTTTGAACTTAGTTTTGATGGTGTAACCTATGCTGATGGATGGAATGCAAATACGTTAGAAGGTATTGATTATAATTCATCTCAAAATCCATGGACATATCAAGATGCTGGTGCTTCTGATTTTAATATATTTGATATTAATGATGGAGCAAATGCATCAAATTTTAGAGTAAAGTTTAGAATTGAGCCTAGATATGACGATTCTGCTGCACCACCCGAATCAAATACAGTCATGCTTGGCACTAAGTGGACATGTACTGAGATATTAAACAATGGAACAGGGTTTACTGTAGGTCAAGTATTCCCATTATCTACCACAGTTGCTCTAGTGGGCGGTGGAACGGCAACTATGACGATGAATTTGAAGATTACTGCTGTTGGTGCTACTTCTACTCTTTCTGGTGGTGACGTTACTGATATTATGAGATTGGGTGATAAGATCAATGGTCACACAATTACCCGCACTTTTCATACTGAAGTAGGATTATTTCCGTATCATATTGTGTATCTTGACGGATCTGGTAGTAATTTTACTAAAGATACGCAATATACCTCTGATAGGAACCATGTTATCACCGTAAAAGCGGGTTTTGGTATTGCTGATCGTGCAATTATGCTAGGTTTATACGAATTTTTGGATAAATCGTTGCAATATGTTACGGGAGACGTTAATCAGAAGGCTCCAGACATCTTTAATACCGTTGATCAACCAGTTGCATGGATTTCTCTTAACGAAAATGGCGGAGTTTCTGATATAAACATCTCTAATGGCGTGTATGAATTCAATACTGGAAATTTTGATGACTTAAATCCCATTGCTCAGTTAACTGGATACGCTACTGATGAAAATATTGCAACTACTGGAGGTACTGGAAGCGGATTAACAGTCGATATTGAGGTTGGTAGCATACTTGATGATGAAAGTAACCTTCAAGTTGACCGCATTTCTAGTGTAAAGGTGAATAATCCTGGTACTGGGTATACTGAAGGTGATAAAGTCACTATTTCTGGCGGTGCTGCAGTAGTTCAAATCTCAAGAGTCACTAATGGAGGAGCAAATTTAGATAAATTGGAAGGGCCTCCTATATTAGAAATTACTACTCCTGATGATGACGGTAATTTTATACCAAATAAGTCTACAGATGACGGAGAACCAGAATTTATTCTCACAACTAGTCCAAGTGAACTTAAATTTGAGATTGTTACAAAGGATGGTGGTGCTGATATTGAAGTTATTTCAGATACTGGTGGAAATACTGAATCAGCAGAAATAAAAGGTACTTTTAGTGGTGGAAAACTAACTTCGGTAGATATTCTTAGACCAGGAAAGGGATATTCTGCAAGAACTAGACCACAGTTACTCATTTCTAATATGTACCAAGAGGAAGTAGAGATCGTTGATAATGCTGCACACAGAGATGATTTAGTTTCTGAGTTTCAGGGGATGCTAAAAGGCATACCAGAGGGCGATTTAAAGATAAGTGCTGCTGATTTACAGTCAATTGAAGACTCTTATGCTGAAGTTCCTGCTACAAGAGAGAATAGGTATAAAAATCCTCCTATGGAAATTAAAATGGATCCTGAGAGAGATCGTATTGAACAACGTAGTCAACGCAAATTACAAACATTCCAAACAGATCCATTAAAAAAACTTCTTAAACCAGAATATGATACAAGTTTTTTAAAAGATACTCCAATCGATCAAGAGTATAAAGACGCTATTATAGACTTTAAGAAAGAGGAACAAGAAACGGTTTTACAAAATATTGATGATATTACTCAACAAGTATATCCTGAGTATGTTAATTTTAGCGAATCTAAGGTAGAGACTAATGCGGGTAGTTTTACAGAATTACCACATGCTTCAACTTATACTAAATGCCTTATGCGGCAGTACCGCCCCGATCCTCAAAAACTTCAAAAGTTGAAAGTAACTTTAGGTTGTACACCTGTTAATATTGGTAAATCGCATTTTGTATGTAATCAACCAACAGCAACACCAAATACAGATACTGGTGTAATTAATAATGGAGATGGTACAACTACTCAAGAAGTACATATATTCTCTTTTGGAAATCTTGTAAGAGGACCAGGTTGCCAACCTTGGACGGCAACTGGGGAAATGTCTATCTGGCATGATCTTACTAGAGATGCTAGGACAGTGACACGAGCAGCAAAGTCATATGGTAATCCATATGATGAATAAAAAGGGAGGATACTAGAATGCCATTAGCAGCAAGACCAATAAGTATGGGTGCCGCTGCACTTTTCATGGGAAGTTGCAGTGGACACGGAACAGGTTGTGGATCAACTCACCATCCAGGACTAGGAGGAGGTACTCTTCCTGGTTGTATGAAACCACCAAAAGATCCAAAGATCGTGCCGAAGTCTGTAAAACTCATGGATTCCACGACCCTGTGGCCACCCTCTGCACAGGTTCCTTTATCAGCGATAACAAGAAATGTTTTAATTAATAAGATTATTCCTATTATCGATCAAGATGAATTAACTACACATCCAACACCTGTTACCCATCAGGCATGTTATACTGGTATCCCCAAAGGATGCCCACCAGGTTGTGTTACCAATCCTGCTTATTGGTGTACAATTGGTATTACAGGTGGTCGTGAGGCTGCTGTAGGACACGCTCGTCAACATCAAGCTACTATTAAAACCGTTTTTATTAACGGAAGAAGAGCAGGTGTATTTGGAGATCCATTTGGTACTAATACTGTGGCATATCCATGCAATTCAGTAGTAACTGGATGCAGCAAAAACGTTTTTTTAGGTTGTACAAGAGGTTAAATTATGGCAATTTTTAAACAGTCATTGACTGGGACTAATATGATTGAGTCAATTCCCAAGAAGACTCGACAAGGAAAAGGAAAGCACTCAAAGTATTCTGCTAGTAGTAGAAATGGAGCAAAAAAGCGTTATCGTGGACAAGGGCGATAAATATAATTGTATAAAGTCCTGATAGGGAGATGGCTTTAAAAAAAATAGGGGGTTCTGACTTAAAAAGATCGAGAAGTTTTAAAGACTTCTCGGTTAATTTTGCTAGAAATCCTTTCACTGACGATCTTTCTGTCGTACATAATGATAACTCCATTAAACAAGCAGTCAAAAACATAATTTTGACCTCTCCTGGAGAAAAACCGTTTCAACCGTTAGTCGGTTCGTCCGTAAACAGACTTTTATTTGAACCGCTAGATGCATTTACTGCAGATACTATTGCGGAAGAAATAAGGACGACAATCAATCAATATGAACCAAGAGTATCACTTACTAAGGTAGATGTTACTCCAATCATTGAGGGGAATAAATTAAATGTATCACTTGAATATAGAATAGTTGGTTTACCCATTGTTGAAACAATAGAATTTGTTTTACAGAGACCAGAGTAATGCAACCAAATAACCTAACAGCATTAGATTTCGAAGATGTAAAATCTTCAATAAAGTCATATTTGAGAACTCGTAATGAGTTTACTGATTATGATTTTGATGGATCATCATTGTCGTATTTAATTGATCTATTAGCATATAACACATATTATACCGCTTTTAATGCAAATATGGCATTAAATGAGGTATTTTTGCCTTCTGCTACAGTACGGGATAATGTTGTTAATATTGCTAAGTTATTGAATTATGTGCCTAGATCTATTAGTGCATCTAAATCTTGTTTAAAACTGAATTTAACAACAGAACAAACAAATGGGTCATATCCAACGTCAGTTACTTTGAAAAAGGGTGCTGTAGCATCAGGTGGTGCATATCTTTGGAATATTTTAAATGATATTACAGTTAGTGTAAATCAAACTACAGGTGAGGCTATACTTGATAAAGTTACCGTCTATGAAGGGTCTTTGGTTACTTTTTCGTATATTGTTAATACATTTGGAAAACAAACATATAAAGTTGCCTCAGAAGATGCTGATATTTCAACGTTAATTGTAAAAGTAAGACCAAACGAATCATCCACTCAGTATGACCTCTATAGTCGTGCAGAAACTGTTGCTACTGTAACACCCACAACTCGTTCTTACTTCTTGTCTGAGACCGAGGATATGAGGTATGAGATAAGATTTGGTGATGATAGTGTTGGTAGAGCAGTAAAAGACGGAGAGGTTGTCGATCTTGAGTATTTGGTTACATCAGGACCTGATGGTAATCAAGTTGGTAGTTTTAGTTTTATTGGAAAAGTACAAGATAGTACTGGTAAAGTGTATCCTACTGCAAGTGTTAATTTAGTTACTAAGCAAAAATCTCAACAGGGAGATGCAGCAGAGAGTGTTGAATCCATTAAGTATAATGCACCAAGATATTATTCTGCACAGTATAGGGCAGTA